GTGGACTTCGATGACGCTCAGTGGGCGCGCTTGAAAACTACTAAGACGTAGTCTCGCGGTCGGGCGGGTTTATAATTAAGCTACAAGCAAAGCACCTACAAGGAAACTAAGATGATCATACAATGGAAGCGGCAAAAAGACGGGGCCTACGTGGCCCGGTGGAGTGGAATTGATTTTCTACTTAGCCAAGACCCAGCCACAAAGTTCTGGAGCGTGACGGCGGACGGCCGGCACTGCACGACCAACGGTAAGGTGCGTACGTGGAAGTCGTCCTTGGCGGCTGTCGAGAAGATGGATGAAATTCAGACGGCCCTCCTTATGAAGAAGACGGCCACCCGGCTGGATGTGCGGCCCTTTATGGATAAGGTAGCCGACGCTGCTGAGAGCTTGAAGTCGCAGGGCTTACCGGATACCTACCAGGTTAATGATGCAAAGCGAACTACGTTGTTCGTTCGTCCGGAGGGCGAGGTTGCCCGTCGGACTGTTGCACTCCTCCTCGAAGCTCAGGCGGTGCAAGCGCGCGCCGTACGGCCTACTTTGACTGCGACGGTGGCAGATGGGCCGCGCCGCATAGCGACTGCACTTCGTCGCAGTGGCCTACCACCGATGACGCCTGAAGAGCGCGCGCTTGTAGTACAAAGAGCAGCGCATCAGACAAAGCAGGCATCCAATGCCTAGTGCCCCGAAGGTCAACCTTGTAGCCGAGGTCACCGCCGCTGGCAAGGCCCTTATGCCGGCCCTCAAGCGCTTGACAAAGACCCTCCCCAAGCTCAGCCCCGACGCGCTGCCTATCGGCGCCGTAGCTGATTTGCTGTTCGACCTGAGAACCGCGCGTAAGACGTTGGCCGTTCTTGCAGCGCCGTTTGAGGACTTGCTAGGGCCGGCTGAAAAGCTACTGGATGAGCACTTTATTCAGAAGCTGGCCGTGGGCGAGAGCAGCGGAGTGCAAGGCAGAACGGCGCGCGTCCAGGTGACGGAGAGCGTAGTGCCCACGCTGGATGACCCCGTCAAGTTCTACGCCTTCCTCAAGAAGACCGGGGATTTCGAGCTTCTCAATCGGGCACTGAATCGAGCGGCTGTGAATGAACGCTGGGCGGCTCATAAGCAAGTTCCCGGTGTTGGAAAATTTCACGTAAAACGTGTTTCCTGCACCAAGTTATCTGGAAAGTAGGTTAGCGTAGCTATGAAGCAGCTTCATCATGTTTACTACCTGTATAAAGGAAAGAAGTTAGTTTATGTAGGTAGAAGCGTTAATCCAGTAGCGAGAAAGACCGTTCACGAACGTAACCATAAATGTAAGCTTCGGCTGGAAGTTTTATTTATCACGTCTAACTTTAAGCAAGCTGCAAATTTAGAGCGCAGTGAGATTCGACGTCTGAGACCCGCGTTTAATCAAATAGTGAACTCAGCTAGTGGTATGCTAGGTTATCGGCACGCTGCAGACTCGTGTAGAAAGATGTCTGAAACAAAGTTATTACATCCTATGCCGGAGGCTTCTAGGGAAATACTAAGAATTATTAACACTGGAAAGCGTATGGCCAAGGAAATAAAAGCCAAGATCAGTAAGAAATTGCAAGGCAGAACGTTACCTGATGAGCATAAGCGCAAGATAGGATTTGCTCAGGAGGGCCCTAAGAATCACAGATTTGGAAAGAAACATACAGAAAATACAAAACGGAAAATGCGTAAGGCGCATGCTGTGACTTGGGCAGACCCAATACTGAGCGCAGAGATTGTGGCCAGAAGAAATAAAACAAGGAAGTTCAACCAACAAACAAACAAGGAGAAGAGTTATGACGAAGGTCGCCTCTAAAAAATCAACATCACTTGTGCCTTGGGACGCTAAGTTTGCGCAGTACGCCAAGCAAGGCACCGAGCAGGTCAAGAATATCGGCACCGCGGGCATCAGCATCAAGTTCGGCCGCGGCACAATCAGCGTAGGCGACGCGCCCGTCAAGGGGCCGTTCGAGTGCATCATCCTGGGCGCCGTGGCATTGAACGCCTGGTACGCGTCGGACTACGACCCCACGGAGAAGCTGCCGCCCACGTGCTACGCGTACTCGGAGGTGGCCGACGACCCCGACATGGCCCCGCACGCCGCCGTCCTGGACAAGCAGGCCGCGCTGTGCAGTGAGTGCGAGAAGAACCAGTTTGGCACGGCCAAGGTAGGCCGCGGCAAAGCCTGTAACAACACCATGCGGCTCGGTTTGATTCTCGCCAAGGATGCCGAGGACGGCGAGGCCGTAAGCACGGCTGAACTGGCCATGGCCAAAATCAGCCCCACCAACCTGAAGCATTACAAGGAGTATGTCGAGGCCATCCAGGACGAGCACGCTCGCCCGCTGTGGGCCGTTGTCACGGAGATACGCACCTATGACGACCCCAAGACGCAAATCCGCGTGGAGTTCAAGCTGGTCGAGCTGATTGAGGACGACTCGGTGCTGGCGGCACTGGAGAAGCGGTTCCTCAAGGTGCAGGCCGCCTTGCAGCAGCCCTTCGCGGCGCCCGCGGAGCGCAAGGCCAAGAAGCCCAAAGCCGGCGCCTCGAAGAAGTTTGCCGGTAAGAGCAAGGCAGGGAAGCGGTAACAGTTCGCCGGCGATCGCAAGGTCGTCATACAAGACCTGCTGACAGACCAGGTGCGAAGAAGTCTGTCACCTTTTAAGTTCGTCGCCGTGGCCGAGAGGCTGCGGTGTATCGAAGGAAGAGTGGTCCTTGTATGAAAGCAGCATGGTGGAAGACATTTCTATTTGCAACGGTATGCGCCCTGCTGGCTGCGCATAGGAGATTACGATGGCCATAGCGCCTCCAGTAATTGTCGTAGATTTTGAGACGCACGCCATAGAGCCGCGGCCGCGTTATCCACCCAAACCGGTCAGCTTGGCGCTGAAGTGGCCGGGTCAGCGTGAATACAAACTCATGGCCTGGGGTCATGAGGCTGGGGGTAATAACTGCACCGAGAAAGAAGCGCGCGGCGCGTACAAGCAGGCGCATGACAGTAAGTATCCACTGCTTTTCCAGAACGGTAGTTTTGACGAAGACATTGCCGAGACCCACTGGGATATCCCGCTGCTGCCGTGGGACCGCTGGCATGATACCATGTTCCTGTTGTTCCTGCAGGATCCACACTCACCGTCCTTAGCGTTGAAGCCCTGCGCAGAACGTTACCTCGGGGTAAAGCCCGAGGAGCAAGATCGAATGGTTGAGTGGATCATTGCAAACGTGCCGGAAGCCAAGCGTAAGCCCAGCACGGCCGGCGCGTATATCTGGCGGTGCCCTTATCAGGTGGTGAAGCCTTACCACAAGGGCGACCTCACGCGCACGCTAGGGTTATTCAACCTGCTGTATCCTAAGATCGTAGAAGCTGGCATGCTGCTGGATTATCAACGGCAGTTGAAGTTGATGCCAATCCTACTGCGGAACGCGCGCGCTGGGATGCGCATTGACGTCGATGCTTTATCGCGTGACCTGCCGGCGATGCAGGCCGGGGTTGAAAAGGCGGACGTCTGGCTACGTAAGCGGCTGGGCATCGAGAACATCGACAGTGACCGTCAGCTGGGCGAAGCGCTTTACAATAAGCAGATTGTGACTGACTTCCAGCGCACGGCGAAGGGGCAGCTGAGCGTGAGTAAGAGAACGCTCGTACTTGGAAAGTTCAAAGACAAAAAGGTGTACCACGCGCTTCAATACCGCAGCCAGATGTCTACGTGCATTAATATGTTTGCAGAACCGTGGTTAGAACTCGCTACGGCGGGTGGCGGATCTATATATCCAAACTGGGCGCAGGTGCGCAGTCCGCGGGGCGGCGACGACACTGGAGGGGCGCGCAGCGGGCGCATAATCTGCACAAAGCCAAATTTCCTAAACGTGCCGAAATCGTTCAAGAAATCTTTCAGCGCGGGTTACGTGCACCCGGCGTGGTTAAAAGCGCAGCCGCTACCCCTGATGCGTACGTATTGCCTACCTGATAAGGGAGAGCAGTGGGGTAAGCGTGACTTTTCTGGACAAGAGTTGCGTCTCTTCGCGAATGCAGAAGAGGGGCCGGTGATGGCTGGCTATCTGGCTGACCCAGACTATGACATTCATGAGCTGGTACGCGCCGAAGCTGAACGGCAACTTGTAGCTGCTGGACTACGCACCAGCTTTGACAGGGACTCCGCTAAGCAAGCCTGCTTTGGTCGGCTTTACGGGCAGGGAATTAGTGGTCTGATGCAACTCTTGCAGTTAAGTGAGGACGAGCGACCCGTTGCAATGCTGATTCAGAAGGCTATCAACATTGCGTTACCTTCCATCAAAGAAATTGACGGCCAGATGCAGGAATTGACAAAGGCTGGGCTGCCAATTAGAACGTGGGGAGGGCGCCTTTACTACGCCGAACCTGACAAGTACAGCGAGCGGTTTGGACGAAACATGTCCTTCCATTACAAGATTCTTAATTATTATTGCCAGGGGAGCGGTGCAGACGTAACAAAAGAGACCCTGATACGGTTCAACGATCATCCTAAGCGTAAGGGCCGATTCCTAGGTACTGTGTACGATGAAATTTCATTTTCAACCGCGGCTAAGGCGATGAAGGGGGACCAGAAGGTGCTGCGTGAGTGTATGCTCAGTATTGAAAGTGATGTGCCGATGCTAAGTGAGGGCGAGGCCGGTGAGACCTGGGGGTCA